AACGTGGACGAAGGTTGTCCCTGGATACTCTTGGCTCAACCAAGTGCGTACCTGCGACGTTACCTGAGTAAGACTATCCTGTGCGGCAGAGTACTTGTACTCAGTGCCATCAATCGTGAAGATGTAGTAGTAGTAGTCGACGTAGTTCTCAGCCACAGGGCGTCTGTGACGCTCGATGTCGATAGTGAGCACACGTGCAGCTGTAGGCGCAGGAGGCGTCATGTCTCCGCCGTAAGGCAAGCGCTTAACAGGAACAGTCCTGTTCAAGATCAACGTGGTGTCCACGATGTTCGTCATGCTGAATGCCTCGTCAGCTGACAGAGACCCACGGACTGCCAAGTAGTCGATAGCGCCATCGTCAGGCACGACTGTAAGCTCTTCAGCAGTCTCAAGGTCGAACACGCGGACGTCACCGTTCTTGATGGCAACCTTGTAGCGTTCGTTGTCGTCACGTTCTATGTTGGCGTAAGTGTAGGCCTGCGGATCGGTGATACCATCGACTTCACCGACCTCAACAGTATTGAACCGCTTCCCCATGCCCTCTACGGGATCGTTACGGCAGTTCTCTTGCGACTCACACTCGGACACGCGGCGCAATGCTGGTGCCTGTTGAGAGACACCTGAGATAAGGTTCGGGATTGTCTGTTGGTATAGATCGCTCATTGGATAAAGGCTCCACCGAGCAAGCCAGCTGAATAGTCAACAGCTCCAGTAGAAGAACTGCGATCAAGCATCAGGGCCAGCTCTGCGTTCTGGAAGATTGAGTAGTTACCTGCTTCAAGCTCTTCGCTTGCCATGTTGTTCCATGCAGCTGTCTCTTCAGCTTCAGTGAACTTGTGCAGCGTCACGGAGCCGACTACGCGTCCCTGGAAGATACGGCCAGCTCGATACGTGATGAACTGACGGGCGACTTCAGGAAGCTCATCGAATTGCAGGAAGATGACAACACTTGCTGTGATGTCACCGTCGAATTTGAAGGTGTGGTTAACCTTGTCGTACATACGCTGACCACGCTTGATGTAGCGCCGGTTCTGCGTGTCGACTTTCATGATGGTGTTGCTGAGACTGATCTCATCGTCACCGTTGGTCAGCAGTGGGTAGTTATCCTCACGATTCCAGTTCCATCCGATCAGCTGGACAGAACGCATGACCTCTTCAATGGTACGCTCTGCAACCTCAGCCTGATCAAGGCCAGAACCGAGTTGGTTCACAGGTGCTTCACCAATGGACGCCAACAGGATGTTCACAGCACCAAGTTTGGTTGTTGCCGGTTCAGTATTCATGTTCTTTCCTTATGCGAAAAAAAGCCCCCACCCAAGATGTCCTTGAGTAGGGGCTTAGCGTCACTTTATGATCTCACTACTGGGACGATTAAGCCTTCAGAATGGAGATGGCGCACTCGAAGCGCAGGATGTCGTGACCAACAGCCTGGGTCGCCAGGATGGTAGTACCAAGACGCAGCTTCTCAGGAACCTCGTCGACGTTCAGGTTCATCAGCTTGGTGGTAGCAACCGCGTCAACGGTGAACACCAGACCAACTACGGAAGAGTAGTCGCCACGGTACTTGGTAGCGTTACCAGAGCCAACAGTGTCGTCAGCCAGAGGCTCAGGATCGGAGATGCCGAGAGACTCGTCGGTCTGCGGGATGTTGTTGGACTCGTATACAGCCATGCCAGCAACACGCGGGATAACGCCGTCAGCCATAGAGCCGACACCACCAACGTCTTTGTTCATCCAGGTTACGCGGTTAGCGTCCTGAACGTTGATCAGAGCTTCGTACTGTTCCGGGGGCAGAACAACGACAGCCTTCTGACGGATGTTGGCCTTACGCAGCTGAGTACGGGCCTTGAAGATAGCGTCAACGATCTTCTCACCCAGCAGCTCGTCACCAGCAGAAGCCAGTTGGATGTTTGCGGTGTACTCCTGACCGGAAGACGGAACCTGCAGACCAGCGTTACCAGCAGCGGTAGCGTCGGTGATGAAGGAAGCCTGAGCGATCATGCGGAAGATGTTGCGGTCGATGATGCCTCCAAGCTCTTCACCAGCCTCGTCAGCGTACGGCTTACGGGTCTCGTAGTGCTTGATCTTCTCGTCGATGTCAGCCATGAAGATCGGCACGACAGCAACGTCATCGATGGTTACGGTGCGCTCAACCGACGGCAGCTTCTCAGCTTCGATCAGTTGACCTGGGGTATGGTACTTGCCGGTTGCCTTACCCAGTACCGGGAATTGGGCCGACTTACCGTTTTGGATGGTACGTACGCGGGTCAGACCCAGCGCAATGTTCTCCTGATGGAAGGCAGTCAGTACCTCACCAGAGAAGACTTTGAGATACAGGGCACGTGCGTCACCTGCATTGTTAACCTGACCTGGATTGGTTACGGCCTGATCAATAGGAAATGCCATAAGTCACTTTCTCGCTTTGTAATTATTGTTGTTATGAAACGGCGAGTTTCTGCTCGACACGTGCGCGGAACGCGGGGTCAGTGTCGTAGCGCGGATCGTTCATGTCTTTGACCATCTCTGCGTCAGACTTGTAGCCAACCAGTACCTCACCACCGCTAGTGGAGGGTATAGTGGTCTGGCCGCTGTAGCCGTGATTCTTGATGGCATGCAGTTCAGACATAGCTTTCAAGGCAGACGCTGCGAATGCAGCCTGCTCAGGAGAACCATTCATTACTGCAGCGTCGTAGACTTCGACCTGCTCTTCGGACAGATTCTGGTCTGCCCATTCGATGAGCTTGGAGTATTCTTCCTTACCACCGACGGTCTCGTAGACGGAGATTTCACGAAGCTTCTCTTCAGCAGCTGCGAGTTTCTCATCGCGTTCATCTGCCTCTTCTTCGCCTTCTTCGCCTTCACCGTCACCTTTGGCTTCATCGCCTTCAGACTCTTCATCAGTCTCGGAGCTATTCAGCTCGTTGAACTTATTGATCAGGTCTTCGACAGACTCTACGCCTTCTGGAAGTTGCGGCTCGTCAGCTGCGGGTTTCTCTTCGCTCGGCAGGTTGACACTCTTGGTATCGTCCGGTGCGTTAGGATCGCCGTTGTCGGCAACGTTCAGCATGGCTTTCTCATGTTCGGAAAGTTGCACGTCGCCGTTGTCGTTGTTGTTGTCGTTTTGCATGCTCTCTCTCTTGCTTGCTTACACGGGCTGTTGCTGTTGCTGTTGTGCCAACACATCCGGCCCAAGCATCTGCATCAACTCCTTCGCCTCTTGCTCGTCACGTCGAGCCTGCTTCTGAGCCTTCGTTGGGATCAGACCTTCAGCATCGATAGACAGGGCTGCAGTAACGCGTGCGATGTACTCGTCGACTTCCATGTTCTCGTTGATAACTTGTTCACCCAATGGAGCGATCAGTTCAAGCAGGAGCCGCAGCTTGTCGAGGTCTTGCGTTCGACCAAGGGCTGCTACACCAGTCAGGACTTTCGGTTTCAGGGTGTTATCAGGGAACGTGGGAAGCTTTCCAGCACGCTGCAGTCGGCCAAGTACGACCAACATAAGGGGGAGTTGTAGTTCGACGGATAGGAGTGAATAGACACCACCGAGCACTGTTTCAAGCTCTTGTGCCATAGCTCTGATCTCAGTTGCCGTAACGCGTTCAGCGCTTCGGGTCAGAGAGCTGTTCATGAGGAATGCAGCAGAGAGGTCTTCTTTGATCTCAGCCATACGCTGACGTGCAGTATTGAAGTCAGCTTGCTTCTCCAATTGGAGTACAGACACATCTTGCTCTTGCCCATGAACGAAGCCTCCGTTTGGAGCTTCAACCAGAACACTTGGTTTGGTGGTGGAGTTCGGTCGTACGAGGAACAGGACACGTGCGGCAGCAGCTGTGCCTTCGTTGAGTGCCTTTGACAGAACGTCAAGTGACTTCAAGTCACCGATGTATTCCTCGACATACGAGCGTCCGTAGTCTTCCCCATCTACACGAATCATTCGGAGCGGGATATACGGACACTTGTCCAGTGGGTACGTTGAACGTGCTTTCGGGTCGAGAACACCATCGATTTCCTGCTCTACGACCCAATGATTGCCGTGGCGTTCGATGCGCGTGTAGAGCTTGTGTTCTTCTTCATCGTCTGCAGTGCTGCCTGGAGAATGCGGGTTTGCACTCGCTCCGACGACAGCTGACCGGATGTGACGAGGGATGTCGTCTTGGTCAATAGGCTCACAGATGATGATCGTCTTCGGACGGCCCATGCCATCACGTTTGATCACGTACCTGTCCAAGCGGTATTGCTTGAACCCGTCTTCACCGGAGAACAGTAGGCTGTTACCGGCGACTAGAAGTTGCTTGATGACTTCGTACAGAGTCGGTTGGAATTGGGCTTCTTCGATCTCACGGTGTGCGAGATGTTCGATGCCTACCAACGTCAACTCCACTTCGCCTTTGGTCTCGGTTGACAACTCACCCAGGTCTGCCTCGTCAATCGTGACGCGTGCAAACGGTTGGTTCGGTGGCAGTAGAGCCAGGAGAAGCTTGGAAGCCAGGGTGTTCACTGCCTTCGCGCCAGTAGACTGAGGGGGAGACCTGAGGTCTGTGTGGCCCTTCGAGCCTAGCGGTGGAAACAGTGAGGGGATGGTTACAGAAGCAGCAGCTATAGCGCGATTCACATAGCTGTTACGCCGACCAGTCATCTTGTTGTACTGTCGGCTGATAACGCCTTCACGCATAAGTGCTCCTTATTTTTGGATTGCTACGCCACTACCACCGCTTGCGTGGTTGATGGACAGATTGCTGCGGAACTGGTTGGCTCCAGAGGTCTGCTTTTTCTTACGCTTGGTTTTCTTCTTCTCGCTACCGGCGATTGCCAGATCAGGGGCTTCTACCGGAGGCGGAGCTGGGGGTGGCGGAGGAGCTGGTTCTTCATTTTCGGGCCAGCACATTACGGATGGAATCCTCCTCGGTGAGACTAGCGATGTAGTCGATTACTCTCTGTTCGCCCTGCAGCTCCCTGAGATCACCTACAGTCATCTGAGGGTCTCTTGGGAGCATGTCGGGGAACTTCTCTTGGAGATGCCCAATGAGGGCGTCTAGTGGCACTGTGTTCACTAACTGTCCTCCTTAGGATGTCCTAAGGGGTGGGTTAATTATTTGATCTTGACGACGTGCTTCGGGTTGGGGGAAGGAATCCAGCCGTTTGGCCCACGTCCTTTCGGTGCAGCCTTAGGACTTTCCTTCTGGGCTGCTGGTTTCCGGCGCGTGGTCTTCGGTTGGGTCTTCAGCGCGGTCTCGTCTGTCATTCGCGGTTTCTCCGTTTGCGGTGTCATACACGCCTGCCATGATCTTGGCTACCTGCTTCTCAGTCTTGCTCATCTTCTTCATCTTGAGCTTGCGGTTGCTAGGGAAGCCCAGCGTCATCAGCTGGATGCGTGTGTTGGGGTCATTCTGCAGAGCCGGGAGCAGCTGAGTGCGAACCAAGTGCTCTACCCCGGCCTTGAACTCACGGAAGGTCTTTCCGTAAGCCTGGAGATCAGCATCGCTGTAGTCGATCTCGACCATAGCGTCGATCTTCACGTTCAGGGTCTTGGTCTTCATTTCAGTCGCTCCGGCGTCCACAGGTTTACTTCACGTCCATCCACGTCCTCATGTCGGAGGATGCGTGCTACACGTGCGTTGGTGAGTGCGTCTTCTTCGGTCTGTCCAGCTTTGTGGAAGAGAGACACGATGTTCTCCCACAGGTCAGGCTTCGGGTCGGCTTTACGCCACTTCAGTTCAACCTCGCCTTTCCTCTTGCCAGACTTGTAGATGTGCTCGTACTGCTCCCAGTACCAAGGGTCTTTCAGGAATGCGAGTGCTGTATCGACTCCTACGCCCTTACAGCCCTTGTAGCCGTCAGTGGTATCGCCGCCTATCGCCTGCATCAGGTGGTAGATGTCAGCGTCCTCACGGCTCTGCAGCCAAGGCTGGTAGTCCTTGTCAGGGTTGAACTGCCAGCACGGAAGGGTATTCATGTCTTTGTCGATTGACACAACGACCTTCTTCTTCCCGGGCTTGTACTTAGGGTCAGTCGCCAGGATGCCCAGGACATCGTCAGCCTCGAAACCTTCCCACATGTGAGACTCAAACTGCTCAGTCAGCCAGTGCTTGAGGTCATCGAGCACCAGAGGCGGTTTGACATCAGAGCGAGTGCTCTTGTACTCAGGGAAGACATCGTGCCTCCAGTACTTCCTGGAAGAAGGTGAGCGCACGAACACGATCTCCTTCGCCTTGATCTCCTTGGCGACAGCCTTGAGGTAGGACATTGCCTTGGCCTTGGCCTCATCCATGTTGGCGAACGCTAGGTACATGCCGTCGAACTCTGCGACTGACTGAGCGTTGATCGCTGCGTTGTACGCAAAGATGTCACCGTCAGCCAGCATCACGATCTCCTCAGACATAGATACCGTCCTCGCGCCCAACCACATGGGCAATCATGCCGATGAGGGTCGAAAGCGCTATCAGTACTTCATTCATGATGCCTCCTTGGAAAGGTTGTAGCCCCAGATGTCGTTGCCCCAGGAACCACTCAGAGCCAGCTTTGCGTATTCAGCGCTCTTGGACTCGAAGAAGTTCGCATGGACGACAGAGTTGATGATCTCGTCTACCCAAGGCATGGAGCTTTCCTTGATGCCCCAGTTAGGCTTCAGTCCCAGCTGGAGCAGGCGACGATCTGCGATGAACCGGATGTAGTCTTTAACCTCTTCCGGGGTGATGCCACGGACACCACCAGTTGCGAACGCAAGGTCGATGAACCGATCTTCAAGAGACACCATGTCTCTCGCGATCTGGTAGAGTTCGCCCCTGAAGTCGTCTGTCCAAATCTCCTGGTTCTCACTGATAAACGCCTCGAATACCTTCAACATACCTTCGACGTGTACGGTCTCGTCCTTGATAGACCAGTCGACGATCTCGCACATGCCGTTCATGACACCACCACCTTCAGGCCGCTGGAAGTTCAGCAGCATGACAAATGAGGAGAACAGCTGGAGGCCTTCAGTGAACGCTGGGTAGACTGCCAGGGTACGTGCTAGCTCCCGCTTGTCGAAGGTGTTGAAGAAATCATCCTTTGCTGATGAGAATTCTGCAGTCCAATCCTGCGGGTTGAAAGAGTCGAGGTACTTGTGCTTAGCAGCGATCTCGTCGTACTTAGCGAACGCCTTGTACTCGGTCTCAGGCAGGCCAAGGGTATCGATCAGAAGACTGTATGCTTCGACGTGGACGCCTTCACGCGCAGCGAAGGAACCCATCATCATGCGGAGTTCAGGCTTCGGGAACAGCGGGATGAACTTCTCGTAGTAGCCAGCAGCTACATCAACGTCACCCTGTGTGAAGAAGCGGAAGATTTGGGTCAGGAAGTGCTTCTCTGGCTCTGACAGCTTGAAGTTCCAATCGCGTACATCGCGGTCAAGCTTTGCGTCATCCGCAGACCAGTGCATGCGCTCAGAGAGCTTGTACATGTCAAATGCCCACGGATACTGGAAAGGCTTGTAGTGGTCGCGTGGTTGCAGGATGTCACTCACATCAGCACTCCTACCTCAAAGAAACGCCTGGAGACCTCACGGTCTGTTGACGCACGGATGACGACGGTCATGGCTGCATTGTCTATTGAGATGACCTCTCCGATACGCAGGACAGATACAGTGCCTTCCCGAGAGGCATACACGACTTGTGCGCCACAGAACACGGTGTCAGCTGTGTGTTTCTGGATTCGCTGCAGCTCGTCAAGCTTCATCAGTCATTCTCCACGTACACAAGCTCGATGGTCTGGCCGCAGCCGAACTCATCGCCACCAGTTACCAGCCACTCCCAACCAGCGTTAGCACCAGTTGATGCCAGGACAAAGAAGGCTGCTACAACAGCAGCGTAAAAAAGAGGTTTCATGGGTAGCTCCTACCAGTGATGGATCACCCCCGCCACAATGAAGCAGCAGGTGATGATCTCGATTGATCTAAGGATGTACTCAGCCTTCACAAGCCACGCAGGTCTCCTCGCTGAAATGCCCAAGGTTGGTGCGCTCGATCTTCGTGCTGACTGTCTCCGCACGTTTGAGTGATTCGGAGCGCAGGTAGTACATGGTTTTGATGCCCTTCTTCCAAGCCATCATATGCAGGCCGTGCAGTTCCACTACTGAGACCTCTGGTGGCAAGAACAGGTTGAAGGATTGTGATTGGTCGATGTGCGGCGTGCGGTCGGCTACGTGTGTCAGAAGCCAACGCTGATCCATCTCCATCGCGGTCTTGAAGATTTCCTTCTCCCAATCAGAGAGGTAGTCCAGGTGTTGCACTGAGCCTTTGTTGGTGATTATCGAACGCCACTGCTTATCCATCCAACTCTTAGCAGCCTCTTCAGGAAGGCCTTCAGGTACGTAGACACGCAGCGCATCTTCAAGGTACTTGTTCTTGATGGTGAATGAACCGCTCATGGTCTTCTGTGTGAACGCATTGGCACGCAGAGGCTCGATGGACGGGCTTACAGCACCACAGATCAGGCTTGATGAAGCGTTAGGAGCAATAGCGCGCACATGAGCATTACGAATACCCAGTCCACGAAGCAGTGGTGGCTCTCCTCGTTCCTTTGCCAGTACTCGTGAGGCAGCATCTGTCTTCTCCTCGATGTGTCGGAAGATTTGCTTGTTGATTGATACTGCCATTGGCGACTCGAAGGGCACGCCACGTGACTGTAAGTATGAGTGGAAACCCATAGAACCGATGCCAATCGACCGTTCTTCCGCGGCAGAGGCAGTAGCCCTCCACATCTCTTCGGGAGCGTTAAGGATGAAGTACTCGAGCACATTGTCCTGGAAGCGTACGATGTCCTGTAGGAACCTTGGGTGATCTCGCCATTCATCGTAGGTATCCAGGTTGACTGACATCAGACAGCAGACAGCTGTACGGTCAGGTGTGGTACGTAGCGTGATCTCAGAGCACAGGTTTGAGCCATTGATCTTGTAGCCGATAGCCTTCAGTGCGTCCTTTACCGCATCGTTGATTGTGTCGATGAACGCAATGTACGGCTCACCGAATTGGATGCGCGTCTCAAGGATTTGCTCCCATAGGTAACGCGCTGACACAATCTTGGTCACTTCTCCACTGTTAGGGTCTACCAGAGGCCAGTCGTCGTTCTCCTCAGCGTTACCGACACAGCGGTCGATGATCTCCATGAAGATGTGCGGGATGTTCACACCGTGGTGTGCGTTGAGTGTCTTCCGGTTGAGGTCACCACCAGT